AGGTGTTGCTGTAATGTATAGTTTATATAAGCGTTTCTTTTCTAAAGGGAAGATTAGTAAACATACTGAAGCAAGTTCATTTACTTATAGTAGTGATGTTGTAGATTCATTTGTATCATTTGAGGATGAGTATGACTGTAATGATTCATATGAGAGAATACCAGTAAAAGGTACAAAAATATGGAACAATATGCAACGTTCGTTGAGTAAATCAGTTCATACATCTGCTATTGAAGATTTATCTGCTAAAATTAGCAGAAATCAACGCAGGTGTAGAGTAACTAATGGATCTTTGTCGATTGAAACACATTTGTTAGGAGTGTGTGGCAATTTTGCATTGATTAATGAACATGCTTTGCTTGGTGAAGACAATACAACTTTATTAGAGATATCCAGTAATGGAGGTTATAGTGAAGAATGTTTTGTTCAGCAATTTAATGTTACACCCGCAGATTGGGTGGTTGTTGCGAATGATATAGTCATGTTGCAATTAAAAGGTTTGATGTTTGCCAAAATAAACATTCATTTTCCAGAAGTTATCACTTCTTTCAAAAATGCCGCAGGGTATATAGATAGGAGTCTTACCACTGTTCAAACACTTGATCAACAGGTCATAGTTATGGATAGGAATGGTGAGTTGATTTTAGATTCCCCAATTTATTATAATTGGAAAGATCACGCTCCTGGTAAGTGTGGTTTGGCTGTTGTTGCCAAACGTGATTCTGGATCATGTATTGTTGGATTACATACAGCTGGTGGTGATGGTACTGCCAGTTATGGAGTCCCTGTTAGTAGAAAAGATATATTGTGTGCCATTGAAAAGTTTTCAAATGGCTTTCAAGTGTATTCTGCAGTTAGTGAAGCAAGATTGGAGTTGAGAGGTCTATTTGGTCGACGACCACATCCTAAATCTCCAATTAATTATGAATATCTAGCTGATAGTGTATACTATGGTCAAGTTGAACATGCAATGGTAAATCAGAGGTCGCGTTTGGAGAGAACAGTTTTTTCTAAAGGTGATTTAGATATGATCTTTTATGAAGAATTACAATATAGTAGGAAAAAGGTATATGAACCTCCTTTAATGCGTCCTGTTGGGCGCGGTAAGAATTTCCGTTCTCCTTGGAATAATTTCTTTAAGAAAATTCCGAAGAAGAAACCTATATTAGATAATCGTATATTAGATAAATGCGTACAAGATGCGTTTGAACATATTACGTCTTCTATAATGGCGGCACAACCAGATTTGCGATTACAACCGTTAACAGCAGAGTCCATTTTGAATGGAGTTGCTCATGATGGTTTGATTCGTCGCATGGAATTGTCTAAGGCTGGAGGCTTTGGATTTAATGGAAAGAAACGTGATTATACCAATCGGATTAAGGTTGGTAATGACGTGTTTGATGATTTCAAAGAAAGTGTTCTTGAACAGATTTTATCTGCTAAGGAATGCTATGAGAACAAAGAACGTTCCGGAATTGTATTTCGTAGTTCACTTAAAGATGAACCACGTCCTGCTGATAAAGTTAGATTAGGTAAAACGCGAGTGTTTAATGGCATTAATTTGCCGGATGCAGCTCTAGCTAAAATGTTTTTACAGCCTTTGTATGCTTTGATGATTGAATTCGGATTTGTATTCGGCACATCAATAGGCATAGATATGCACCGAGATGTGCAAAAGTTGTATGATAGGTTAGATCAGTTGCCAAATAAAATGGCAGGTGATTGGGAAGCATTCGATATTCGTAGTCCGTATCAAATTGGACATGCATCAGCTGAATTGACGCACAAATTGTGCGAGTTCTTTGGATATACCAAGGAACAGTTGGTTATTGTTGATGGTATTTTATCTGATTATCTACATCCCATGATAATCGCGTTAGGGGAATTAATAGA